TGCTCAACCGCTAGGGCAATCATTGCCGCAAATTCTTTTAAACAGTATGTTTTAAATTCCATTGTATTAGCCTCCAATAGCTATTATATCATTGAATTCTAGCACGTTTGCACTAGTCACAAAGAATGAATTAGATTTAAGATTATCTTTTGCGCGTTCCTTTTTGTTGCTACCTTTACGCGTCAATGTGCCAACTACATTAGAATCTAAATGGCGTAGGTCTGTGGTATCAAAAGACTTTAAACTGTGGTTGATCTGTAAGCCATCATCCGCTAGACCTTTAGTATTGTACGCCATAGCTATTCGATGCTTTGCGGCCACAGCTTTACGCAATGCCGATTTACTCTGTACGCTGTACATACTACCTGAAAATGTCAGATCATAATTAGTCAGTGAATTCTTGCGAACTCTACTCAATATTTTTGTATAATCATAAAACATAGAGTCGGGACGTTGAGCCATGATAGCAGTAAAATCTAGGTCACTAGTACCGTTTAATCTGAATAATGGAGGGATGCCAGTTTTTAATGCTTTGCGTTCCGCTTTATCTATCTCTGACAATAAAGCACTCTCAAATAGTTTGGGACGTAATAACATTAATATGGTGCGTTTAGTTGCCGCATTCTGACCAACACTCATACCCAATTGACCGCTAGATATTAGGCATGGCTCTTTACATCCGGCCAATACAGCAAAGCTACAAAGTGTTTCTGTGGCTACTTTATCAGCCGGTTGAAGATACATTACATAGGTATCGTATTTATCCGCGCCTTTCTCAACCTTTAGACTGCTACCGAAAAACCGCATAGGTTTATTCAAGTAGTCTAGGTTATCAATAGCCCATTGTTTAGCTGTTGAATTGATCAACGTAGTGCTTTCTATCTCTGCTAATGTAATCATATCTATATACCTATTGGTTTAAATTGACTTGCTAATGACTGCCAGTGTATCCGACAGTCATAGGTAAATCAATTATGTAAAGTAGTTATCATTCAATCTCAACATATATGAACCGTTACTATGCTACCTCCCGTGATCTTAAATCAGCAAATTCTAACCATTTTTCATAGGTCTCTTTAGCTTTGGTATGTTCCTCACTCCACAACACCAATGCCAGTTTTACCCGTGGATCAAACAATACAGCGTCGTGCGTACCCTTTCTATTAACGAACTTTTCACCGACTAACTTTCGTGAGAACTCACGGATATCATGACCAATATCTGCATATTTCATGGCATTTTGCCAACAATATTCATCCCTCTCTTGACTGATATCTATATACGCTAAATGTTTCCACGTTTGGCTCTCTGTGGCTTTGCTTAAATCCTCTAAGCGTCCCTGTATTAATATCTCTAACTTGTTCATATCTATCTACCTTTAGTTGATAATGATTCTTATTTGTATTACAAGTGACTATTCCCTTGCTTCTTGCGCCCATTATAGCGAATGATCAGTAGCTTACTAATGATTTAAATGCATGACCTATTAAAACTATATGCATCTAGCGCATGACATCTGGGGCCATGTTCTACCTTTATATATGCGCGTGTACGCGTAGCAATAATCATGCCAACTATTGAAAGATCAACAATAAACTTCTTTTGATACTAGGGCATAGGCTAAGGACAAACACGCTTACAACGTAATAGAGAGCCATCTATAAACATAATATAAACTTATGACTACTTGGCATGGTGTTTGCATATGGCTTCGTAGGTATCCACAAGCATACTCACTCTTCACTTGTCAAACATAAGCTCGACCCAATGGCGGCCCTTGGTCACCCATGCAATACCCGTGCCAACATGGAGCCCTGTGGATAACTTGTGTACTACCTGTGGATAACTTATGCACAGGCCGTGGATACTGTGGATAACTTATGTATAACCTGTGGATAACTTTAGGGGGCGGGGGGGCCGTGGGTAATCGCAAGATTGTTACAGTACCCACTGGTATACAAAAAAGGTGAAATTAAGAAAAAAGGGAGGTATACATATGTATCCGTAAGTCATTGATTTACATAAGGAAACACAGGTTGGCCCTTTGGGGTTGACATCTGTGTATAAAGGGCAACATAAGTTGACACACAAGGGGCCTAGTTGGTCATAAATAGTTAGTAAATAGTTAAAATAAAGCTTGACTTTTAGACCAATACGTGCTATAATATTTAATATAGTAAAGTAAAGAAAAACAAGGATCGCCCTTAAGTATCCTTAAGTAAGCTTTAAGTATTTTATTAATTTTAAAATTAAAGAATATAGTAAAGTTTACTTAAGTATCCTTAAGTACATAAGGGGAAATACCTTGAGTGAAGTAAAAGTAGAGTCAGCCCCATCCGCGAAGCGGAAAGGCCGCCCTAGGAAGTCAGATGTTGTGTCAAGAAAGAAAGGCACTACTGGTTTGTCTAGAGGTAGGCCGAAGGGTGATGCGGCAATCATCAACGAGTATAAAAGTCGGATGTTGACATCCCCTAAGTCTCGTAAGGTGTTAGAGTCAATCTTTGATGCGGCCCTAAACGATGATCATAAGAATCAAGCCGCGGCATGGAAGTTAGTTATGGATCGAATCCTCCCTACTGCTGTCTTTGAAAAGGATGTAGTCAAAGGAGCAGGTAGGTCAGCCATACAGATCAATATTACAGGCGTTGGCGGTGAGACTACCGTGGTGTCGGGTGATAATGATATAGAAGGAGAGTATATAGATGGCTAAGTATTTTTCCAGAGAAGAGTTCTCCTGTCAGTACACAGGTGAGAATAGAATTAAGGATGAGTTCATTGAACGATTAGATGAACTGAGGGAAGCTTGCGGTTTCCCCTTTGTAATCACTAGCGGTTATCGCTCCCCTTCACACCCTATAGAGGCTTCTAAAAAAATTGCAGGACAGCATTCACAAGGCCATGCGGCAGACATTAAAGTTACGGACGGTGTACAAAGATTTAAAATTGTGGAACAAGCCATTTCGCTTGGATTCACAGGAATCGGAGTTGCTAGTAGCTTTGTGCATGTTGACACCCGTGATTTATACGATGATGGTCTTAGCCCAGTAATGTGGACTTATTAATTGACTGAGCTTAATGTATCGCTACTCCCGTGGCAACAAAAAGTCTTTAATGATAAAACAAGATTTAAAGTAATAGCGGCAGGTAGACGTACAGGTAAAAGTAGATTAGCCGCTTGGATGCTAATCATTAGAGCCTTGCAAGCTGAACGTGGACATGTGTTCTACGTTGCCCCTACACAAGGACAGGCTAGGGACATTATGTGGCAAGTCTTGCTAGAGATAGGTCATCCTGTTATAGCAACTAGTCATGTAAATAACTTACAAATAAAATTAGTCAACGGTGCAACCATAGCCCTTAAGGGTGCTGATAGACCGGAAACCATGCGTGGTGTCAGTCTTAGGTTCTTGGTTATGGATGAGTACGCTGACATGAAGCCTGAGGTATGGGAGCAGATACTGAGACCTGCCTTGGCTGACCAAAAGGGTGACGCATTATTCATTGGTACGCCAATGGGTAGAAATCACTTTTATGATTTATATACATACGCTTGTGTGTCGGACGATCCTACCTTTGTAGGTTATCACTTTACAAGCTACGACAACCCGTTGCTAGACCCTGAGGAAATTGAAGCGGCTAAGAAATCCATGTCTGCTTTTTCCTTCCGTCAGGAGTTTATGGCATCCTTTGAGGCTCAAGGTAGTGAATTATTCAAAGAAGAATATATTAAATTTTCTGAGGAAGAGCCTGAGCAAGGTCAGTTTTACATTGCGGTTGACTTGGCGGGTTTTGCGGATGTCGCTAAAGTTACAACGAAGACAAAAAGACTTGACCAAACGGCTATCTCTATTGTTAAAGCAAACGAAGAAGGTTGGTGGGTCGCTAATATTGTACATGGGCGTTGGGGCGTCCAAGAGACTGCCAGAAGAATCTTCCAAGCAGTCAGAGACTACCAACCAGTAGCCGTAGGTATAGAGAAAGGAGCACTAAAGAACGCTGTCCTTCCATACTTAAGTGACTACATGAAGAAGAATCAACGCTTCTTTAGGGTGGATGAGCTTACCCACGGTAATAAAAAGAAAACTGACAGGATTGTTTGGGCTTTACAAGGTAGATTTGAACACGGTACAATTTCCTTGAATAAAGGAGAATGGAATAGTCAGTTCCTTGATGAGTTATTTCAGTTCCCTAACCAATTAGTTCACGATGATTTAATTGATTCTTTGGCTTACATAGACCAATTAGCTAACATAGCGTACACATCGGACTTTGAGGAAGAAGAATATCAACTATTAGACGCATACGCAGGGTATTAATATGCTAAATGAAGAAAGAGATCAATTTGTATTGGAACAAACGCTTGAAGGTTGGGTAATTAATAAGTGTCAAGGTTGGCGAGATCACTTTGATACTAATTATTCACGTAAATTTGATGAATATTATCGGTTATGGAGAGGACAGTGGTCTTCCGCAGACAGAACTAGGGACTCAGAGAGATCACGGATTGTCAGTCCTGCATTACAACAAGCAGTAGAGTCTTCAGTTGCTGAATTAGAGGAAGCAACTTTTGGTCGAGGCCGTTGGTTTGACATTGAGGACGATATAAATGATAGAGAAAAGCAAGATATATCTCTTTTACGTGAAACTTTGTATAAAGACTTTAAAAAGAACAGAGTACGGAAAGGTGTTGCTGAGTGTCTTCTAAATGCCGCTGTGTTTGGTACAGGTATTGCGGAGATTGTTCTTGAGGAAGAAAAGGAAATGGCCCCTGCAACCCAACCTGTTATGGGTGGTGAGCTAACAGCCGTTGGTGTTAATATTACGGAAAAAACTTGCGTTAAACTGCGTCCAGTAATGCCTCAAAACTTTCTTATTGACCCTCTAGCTACTTCCGTAGAGGAAGCTTTAGGTTGTGCAGTGGATGAATTTGTATCCTTACACTTAGTTGAGCAGTTACAGGAACAAGGTATCTATAGAAATGTAGAAGTTACTATGGCGGCTCCTGATTTTGACATAGAGCCTGATCAAGACCTAGTAGCACACGACGATGACAAAGTACGTCTAACTAAATACTACGGTTTTGTACCTAGACATCTATTAGAGATGGCTCAAAAGGAATCCGAAGCAGAGGAAATAGCTACACTAGTTAATGATAATGAAGAAGAAAGTAAAAGTTATTATGTAGAAGCTATTGTTGTTGTAGCTAATGATGGAACTTTATTAAAAGCGGAAGCTAACCCTTACATGATGGGGGATAGACCTATTATAGCATTTCCTTGGGATGTCGTTCCTAGCCGTTTCTGGGGCAGAGGGGTATGTGAGAAAGGGTATAACTCTCAAAAGGCGTTAGACGCTGAAATACGAGCTAGAATAGACGCTCTTGCTCTTACTATACACCCTATGTTAGCAATGGACGCTACACGTATGCCTAGAGGTGCTAGACCTGAAGTACGTGCAGGTAAGGTTATCTTAACTAATGGTGCGCCTAATGAAGTCATACAGCCATTTAACTTTGGTAATGTAAGTCAGATTAGTTTTGCACAGGCTGATGCTTTACAACGCATGGTACAGACAGCTACAGGCGCTATCGATTCCGCAGGTATCTCAGGATCAATCAACGGTGACTCCACTGCCGCAGGTATTTCCATGAGCTTAGGTGCTATTATTAAGCGTCATAAGCGAACTTTAATTAACTTTCAAGAATCTTTTCTAATCCCTTTTGTAACTAAAGCCGCACATAGATACATGCAGTTTAATCCTGAAGCATATCCTGTTGCTGACTACAAGTTCCATACTTCCAGTTCACTAGGCATTATTGCGCGTGAGTACGAAGTTACACAGCTTGTACAGTTGTTACAAACTATGTCACCTGAAACTCCAATGTACTCACAGCTTATCATGTCGATTATTGATAACATGAACGTAGGTAATCGTGAGGAACTTATAGCGGCCCTTGAAAAAGCTAATCAGCCTGACCCTGAAGCACAACAAGCACAGCAAGCGGCTCAGGAATCACAGTTAGCGTTCCAAGCGTCACAGACTGCGGCCTTAGAAGGTCAAGCTATTGAATCACAGGCAAGAGCGCAAAAGCTTGCTACTGAAGCTCAATCTATACCTCAAGAGTTAGAGATTGACAAGATTAAAGCTATCACTACTAACATACGGGAAGGTAACGATGATGACCGTGAGTTTGAACGTAGACTTAAGGTTTCCGATCAGTTATTAAAGGAAAGAGAAGTAGCTATTAAAGAGAGGGCTAACTAATGGCTAAAGACCCTAGATTAGTAAGAGCAGGAGTTAGCGGTTTTAACAAACCTAAACGAACTCCCAACCATGCTACCAAAAGTCATGTGGTGGTGGCTAAGGAAGGAGATAAAGTAAAGACTATTCGCTATGGACAGCAAGGTGTTTCAGGTGCAGGTAAAAATCCAAAGACTGCTTCAGAAAAAGCAAGACGTAAATCATTCAAGGCTCGACACGCTAAGAACATCGCTAAGGGCAAAATGAGCGCGGCCTACTGGGCTAACCGTTCTAAGTGGTGATCTGATGGCCGAATTATCTGAAGACACAGCGGTAACAATTCCGCTCAGGAATCTGATTGCAATGATTGCGTTTACATCAGTATCTACAATGGCGTACTTCTCTATACAAGAGCGGTTAAATACCCTTGAACATGCCTTAGACAAAACTCAGATGGACATAGAGTCTAACTCTGAGTTCCGTATTAAATGGCCCAGAGGCGAATTAGGGGCGCTCCCTGCTGATGCGCGGCAAGATATGCTAATCGAATACACAGCGGGTCTTGTCGATAAACAAATAACTAAAAGTGAAGAACTCTTAGATGACATACATAACCTCAAGTTAAGGCTTGCCACTCTAGAAAAAGGTTTAAGTCCAGAATGAGAAGGCATGCGACATACTGGGCAAACAAAAGCAAATGGTAGTAAACGTACGTTTTAATGTACACTACAATATACATTGTATATTATATGAAACATAACAGGAGATAAACATGCCACAAGGTAAAGGTACATACGGAAGTAAAGTTGGACGGCCACCCGCAAAAAAGAAAGCTACACCTAAAGCAAAACCTGCGGCTAAAAGAGCAAGATCAATGCCTTTAAACGCTAAACAAGCTAAGGCGGCTATACAGACTCTTAGAAATGATGCAGGGGCTAAGACTTACCGTAAGAACAAAGCTAAAAAAAACAGCAAGATATAGAAAATAGTTCTTGACATTTCTTTTCAAACGTGCTATAATATAACTATACTATGTATTTAGTATATTTTATTTTAAATTAATAAACTGTCCTTTAGGAGAAACAGTAATGGAAGATAAAGAACTCGAAAAATTCTATAGAGCTTTTGAAGAAATGTTTAGAACAGAAGGTTGGAAAAACTTACTGAACGATCTTTCTCAAAATGCAATGCAGATCAATTCAATAGAAGCTTGTAAAGATGTGAAAGACCTTTCCTTTAGAAAAGGACAACTTTCAATGATAGCTAACCTGTTGAATCTTGAAACGCAAATAGAAACAGCCAAGCAACAGGCTGAGGAAGAGCAAGAAGAACTAGAAAACGAAGATGAAATTATTGAAGAGTAATCTAAGTTGGCTATAATAATTGACTTCCGATGCGACAACGGACATACTACTGAAAAGTTTATAGATTCTAAAACTACTGAAATAGAATGTCCTCACTGTTCGTTAATGGCTAGTCGAATCATATCTCCCGTTCGCAGTCTCTTAGACCCCGTTTCAGGTGACTTTGCAGGTGCTACCATGAAGTGGGCGAGAGACCGCGAAAGGAAGATTCAAAAAGAACGTAAGGCTAACTCCTAACCGAACCCTTACATACAATACACCTCCATAATGAGATTACTCACGGAGTTTAATAATGGCAACACTAATTGACGAGCGTCAACCTTTAGACGACACAACTGAAACTGAAAGCGTAACGGACATAACTAAACAAGAGCCTCCAGTAGAGCAACCTCTTGTAGATGAACAACCTACACAGGAACTTGAAGAACAGGAACTTCCTGATAAATACAAAGGTAAGAGCACAGCGGATATAGTGCGAATGCACCAAGAAGCTGAAAAACTCTTAGGTAAACAAAGTTCTGAAGTAGGTGAGTTACGTAAAGTTGTTGATGACTATATACAGACACAACTCTCAAACCCAGAAGCACCGCAACAAACTTCTGAAGACGAAGTAGATTTTTTCTCTGATCCCGACAAGGCAGTCGAAAGAGCTATTAATAATCATCCTAAGATTAAAGAAGCAGAGCAAGTATCTGCTCAATACAAACAAAATGCGGCTATGACCGAACTACAAAACAGACATCCTGATATGAAGGATATTCTGGAAGACGGTAAGTTCGTAGATTGGATCAAAGGATCAAAGATTAGAACACAGCTTTTTGCACAAGCAGATCAGCAGTATGATTATGAGGCCGCAGATGAGCTTTTCAGTAACTGGAAGGAACGTCAGCAAGTTGTAGACCAAACTGCCGCTAATGAGAAACAACAACGCAAAGACACTATTAAGGCCGCATCCACAGGAAATGTTAGAGGAAGCGGAGAGCAGTCAGCCAAGAAAATCTACAGGCGTTCAGACATTATTAAACTTATGAAGGACGATCCTGAACGATATATGTCATTATCCGATGAGATTATGCTAGCTTATCAAGAAGGGAGAGTCCGACACTAATTAATTTTATTTAAGGACTTGTATTATGGCTACATCAACTTACCCCGCCATGGGCGGAGCAGTAGACAACACTAGCGCGGCTACTTTTATTCCAGAGATTTGGAGTGACGAAGTAATTGCGGCTTATCAATCTAACCTAGTATTGGCTAACCTAGTCAAAAAAATGAGCATGACAGGCAAGAAAGGTGATACTATTCACGTTCCTAAGCCTACTCGCGGCTCTGCAAATGCTAAGGCAGAAAACACCGCTGTAACTATTCAGAATGCTACTGAGAGCGAAATCCAGATTTCAATCAACAAGCACTTTGAATACTCTCGTCTTATTGAAGACATTACTGAAGCACAAGCTCTAGCTTCTCTACGTCAGTTCTACACTGGTGACGCAGGTTATGCTTTAGCCAAGCAAGTTGATAACGACTTGTTTAACCTAGGTAAGTCTCTAGGTAATGGTGATGGATCAGATTGGACTCATAGCACTGTTTATAACTTTGCAGGTGGTTCTGGTATTGAAGCTTACGCTGTAGATTCAGTAGCTTCCACTGACGTATTTAACGATGCAGGTTTCCGTGCCGCTATTCAGGTATTGGACGATGCTGATGTTCCTATGGACAACCGATGTTTTGTTGTTCCTCCTTCCCTACGTAACGCTATTATGGGCGTTGATCGCTACATGTCTTCTGACTTTGTAGACGGACGAGGTGTACGTAACGGTCAGATTGGAAACCTATACGGTGTTGACGTATTTGTTTCTAGTAACTGCCCAATCATCGAAACCGCTTCCGCTAACTCAGCAGGTGGAGATGTTAAAGCCGCTCTGTTACTTCACAAGGACGCTATGGTTCTTGCTGAACAGCAGGGTGTACGTTCTCAGACTCAGTATAAGCAAGAGTTCCTTGGTACTCTGTATACTGCTGACACTTTATACGGTACGCAAGTAATGCGTCCTGAAGCAGGTGTTGTATTGGCTGTAAACGGCTAAGTAAGAAAACTAGGGACTCCTCTTTTATAGGGGAGTCTCTTTTTATTTTATTCAATAGAGGCGCTTATGGCTATATTTAGAGGCACAGGTGGTTCGGGTACTTCCACTAGTCTAGGCCAACTAGACGAAATAACTCAACAAGCCCTCATTGCTACAACTAAAGCAACCGAAGCCTCCCAAAGTGCTACCTCTGCTCTTAATGCTTTTGATAGTTTTGATGATACGTATTTAGGTGCTAAATCTACCGCTCCTTCAGCAGACAATGACGGAGATTCTTTATCTTTAGGTAGTCTTTACTTTGATACTTCTCAAGATGTTTTACGTGTTTATACAGGATCAGGTTGGTCAAGCGTGACTTCAAGTGGACAGTATTTACCTCTTTCTGGAGGAACCTTAACGGGCGATTTAAGTTTAAGCAATAATTCATTTAATAATTTTCTAATTGATGCAGGAAATTTTTAATAAAAATAGGGATTTAAGACAATGGCACAAACAATCAAAATCAAAAGAAGTTCGTCTACTACAGCGCCAACAAGCTTGGCCTCTGGTGAGTTAGCTTATAGTACTAAAACAGGTGTTCAAAAACTTTATTACGGTGACGGTACAGATGTTCTTGCCATTGGTGGTAAATCATACACAGACAAGTTAGACGGTATTGAAGCAGGGGCAACCGCAGATCAGACGGACGCACAGATCAGAGCCGCTGTTGAAGCCGCTTTAGATTCTAATGTTTTTACTGACGCAGACCACACCAAGCTAGACCTCATTGGTGCGGCCAACGGAACCAATGCCGCAGATGCAAGTGTTGTAGCCTCTGCAAATAACTTAGGAGTTATTAGGATTGGCGATGGCCTTTCTATAGCCGCTAATGGAGAAGTATCTGCTGATGAAGTAACAAGTACTTCTGTCACAAACGCAGGCGCTTTAATGGATTCTGAGGTAACTAATCTTGCACAGGTAAAGGCGTTTTCTTCAGCAGACTATGCTACAGCGGCACAAGGTACACTCGCTACAAACGCACTGCCCAAGTCAGGAGGAACCTTAACTGGAAATTTATCTTTTGGTGATAATGTCAAAGCGCAATTTGGTGCTAGTAATGACCTCCAGATTTACCATGACAGCAACAACTCCATAATCAAAGACGCAGGTTCTGGGGTGTTGCGGTATACAAGTAGCAGTTCTTCAGCCGCAGGGGTTGTATTTGAAATAGAAAACACAGATACGGATGCGGCCTCTGGCTC